GTGTTGGTGCGCTAGAGGCGGAGGTGGCCACGCTGCAGCGGCGCGTGGCCCAGTTTCGTGCCGGGGTGCGTCTGCTCTGTGGGCAGATAGCGGAGTTAGGCGGCATACCTGTGTGGCGTCCTGACGATTGGGAGGATTACGACGGGGAGGAGGAACACTGAGCACACGCGGGTACGCGGCGTTCTGGGCTGTGGCGCTGGTGGGCCTGGTGCTCGTGGGCCGGTGGCTCATGCGCGACTATGCCGACTACCTGCTGCTGGGCGATAGGCTGAGGTGGCATGTCGGCTAGACGTAGTGGACAACAGGAAAAGGGGTGGCGCAATCGCATTGTCGGCACGGGGGAGGAAGCGCCCGACCAGCTGCTTGCAAACCCGGCCAATTGGCGTATCCATCCCAAGCCGCAACAGGACGCGCTCGGGGACGCACTAGACGACATCGGCTGGATTCAGCAGGTAGTGGTGAACCGGCAGAGCGGCCACCTGATAGACGGGCACCTTCGCGTGAGCCTGGCCATGCGCAACAACGAGCCGACCGTGCCGGTGCTCTACGTTGACCTGGACGAGGGCGAAGAGGCGCTTGCCCTGGCGACGCTTGACCCCATAGCCGCCATGGCTGCCGCCGATAAGGAGCAGCTAGACGCGCTCCTACGCGAGGTGGACACGGGCAGCGCGGCGCTGCAAGAGATGCTGGCGGGGCTGGCGGGTCAACATGGCATGTACACCGTTCCTAGCCTGGATGAGCTAGAAGCCGAGTATGGCGAGCCAAGCGAGCGAGGATTCTGGCCAGTCATCAAGGTGCAGGTCAGCCCCGAAACTTTTGCGCGGTGGCGTGAGCTTGTGAAGCAGTCTGGCCAGGAAGACGAGGCCAAGGCTCTAACGGCGATACTCGACGCGGTAGATGCGTCTGCACTTGGCGCTTAGCTATCCAGGCGGATGGGGGGGGGGCAGAGAAGTTGGCTACAGGGCTGCGGGTGCACTTGGCCGAGCGTGACCCTCAACACCACGCTTGGCCCAAGCGTGGTGTTGAGGTGGCCGGTCTGCGCTTACGCATTCTGTTGTCTTACTGGTACTACAAGGACACGAAGCTTGACGCGTTGTTTGCTAAGTACTTCACCGAGCCTTACCCGGAAGTGTTCGTCGATAGTGGCGCATACTCCGCCTTCACCCAGGGCGTAAGCATTGATTGGCGAGATTACGCCGCTTGGCTGAAGCAGTGGCGGGACTTTATCACTACTTACGCCACACTGGACGTTATCGGTGACCACGCGGCCACGATGGCAAACCAGCGACGTCTTGAAGACATCGGCCTTGCCCCAATCCCCGCCTTTCACGTGGGGTCGGCTTACGGAGACCTTGCTAAGCTTACCGAGGAGTACCGCTATATCGCTCTTGGCGGCCTGGTGCCCTACATGCGAGCCCCGAACCGCGTAATGCCCCACCTGGTCAAGTGCTTCCGCTTAGCTGAGGGGCGGTCGGTGTTTCACGGCTTTGGTGTAACCACATGGCGAGTGCTCAAGGCACTACCCTGGTACAGTGTGGACTCGTCTAGTTGGGGCAGTGGCTTTCGGTTCGGACAGGTGCCCGTGTTTGATGATAGGCAGGGACGCTTTCACACGCTTGCGCTGGGTGACCCAAACGCCTGGGCAAAGCACGGGGCGCTAGTGCGCTCGCTGGGATTTGACCCGCAGGACTTCGCTGACCGTTCCCGCTATGACCGAGCGAAGGCCTGTGCATTGTCGGCCCTGTCCTACATGCAGGCCGAGCGGTGGCTGCGGCAGTTGCACGGGGAAGTCCACATACCGGGCGACGAAGGTGCGCCCGTAGGCCTACGGGCGCACCTTCCAGACGCTAACCCGGCTCGGTTTGGTGAAGCGGTATCAGGTGCAGGCGTTCGCCTGCACCTCAGTGATACCAGCAATGGCATCAACTTCAGGGACGCCGACGCTGGCATAAAGCTCCACCTCGCCGAGCACTCGCTGGACAGGGGGGGGTAGGCGACACGAGCAGGGCGATGGATGTGTTGGAGCAGAATAGGTGATCGTGGTCATCAGTTGTGGATACAAGAAGCGGCCGCATCCGTGCCAGGCGTGGCAGATGTACATCGGTTCATACTTCCTGGCCATGCTCCGCTACGCCTTGTCAGTTGCCGACCGGGGGCGCATCTACATTCTGTCGGCGAAGTATGGTCTGTTACGCCTTACCGACCCGATTGAGCCTTACAACCTAAAGATGGGAATGCCCGGGTCTGTGGTGGCGGCGACCATCGCCGAACAGGCCGAACGCCTGGGCATCGCGGGCGAGCAGGTGTTGTGCCTTGGCGGGCAGGAGTATGTGGCGCGTTGTCGCGCCGTATGGGAGGACGTGGTGGCTCCGCTGTCGGGCGGTATGGGGAACCAAATGCGTTGGATGAAGGCTCAACATGGCCGACTCCCCTAGCGCCGTGGCCGTGGTGAGCGGCGGCCTGGACAGCATAGCTGACCCAACTACTTACGAGGAGTGAGGATGCTGTACATCGGTCTGTACCTGGTGGCGATCATCGCGGCAAATCTATCGGTGGCCGCGTTCGGCTCGGCCTCCGCCATTGTCAGCGCCTTTCTGTTCATCGGCCTGGACCTGACCAGCCGCGACAAGCTCCACGAAGCATGGCACGGTCGCGGGCTGTGGCTGAAGATGTTGGGCCTTATCAGTGTCGGTTCCTTGCTATCCTGGTTGCTCAACCGCAACGCTGGTCAGATTGCCATTGCCTCCCTCGTCGCGTTTGGGTGCGCGGGCATGGTGGACGCCGTCGCCTACCAGTTCCTCTACCGGCGTCGGTGGTTGGTAAAGGTGAACGGCTCTAACGTCTTCAGCGCCGCCGCTGACTCCCTTGTGTTCCCGACGCTCGCCTTTGGCGCTCTGATGCCCGCCATCATCCTGGGGCAGTTTGTCGCCAAGGTGGCCGGTGGGTTCCTTTGGTCGCTTATCTTGTCGCGGTTCCGTGTGGCCAAGCCGGTCATCGCCTGACAACTTGACGCTAGAAAAGGGCCATGCGCCGAATCACTAACGCCGATGTAGAGCAGCACATAGAGCCGGCCAAGGGCAACGTGGCGGCCATCGCCCGCGCCCTGGGCACGTCGCGCGGCACGGTGTGGAACCGCATTCAGTCGTCGCCGTCGCTGCAAGCGCTCCTGGCCGATGCCCGCGAGACAATGCTGGACAACGCCGAATCGTCGCTGTACCGGGCCGTGTTGGCGGGCGAGGCGTGGGCAGTGTGCTTCTTCCTGAAGACGCAAGGCAAGCGGCGCGGCTATGTGGAGCGGCAGGAAGTGACGGGCGCTGAGGGCGGCGCGATTGTCATGCAATGGCCGGACACCCCTAGTGAGTAATGCCGAAGGTCACGTTACCACCGCTGCACCAATCGCAGCGCATAGTGCGCGACGACCCCGCCCGCTTCAAGGTGCTGGCTTGCGGGAGACGTTGGGGCAAGACGCGCCTCGGCTCGGCGCTCTGCATCGAAGAGGCAGGACGCCGGGGCCGGGCCTGGTGGGTGGCACCGTCCTACAAGGTGGCCGCCGTGGGCTGGCGGCTGGTGCGGGGGCTGGCTTTGCAGGTTAGTGGCGCTGTCATTCGTGATGGCGACATGCTCGCTACGTTGCCCAACGGTGGCACGGTGCAGGTTCGGTCAGCCGACAACCCCGACAGCCTACGCGGTGATGGCCTGGACTTCGTGGTGGTGGATGAATGTGCCTACGTCGCTGAGGAGGCGTGGCAGGAAGCGCTACGCCCGGCGCTATCGGATCGGCTGGGGCGGGCCATGTTTATCAGCACGCCGTCGGGCCGCAACTGGTTCTGGCGCTACTACCAACGCGGGCTCCAGGACGGTGAGTGGCGGTCATGGCGGTTCCCCACAGCGGACAACCCCTACATCGACGCCGGTGAGATTGAGGCGGCGCGGGGCGACCTACCGGAGATGGTCTTCCGGCAGGAGTACCTGGCCGAGTTCCTGGAAAACGAGGGCGCTGTCTTCCGTAACATCGCCCCGTGCCTCACCGCACCGCAGACGACGCCGGCAGAGCACGCGGGCCATCACATTGTGGCCGGTTGTGACTGGGCACGGCAAGCCGACTATTCGGCCTTCTCGCTTGTCTGTCGGGACTGTCGTGTCGAGGTGGCCCGCGACCGGTTCAACCAGATCGACTATCACGTCCAGGTGGCCCGGTTGGAAGCGCTCTGCGACAAGTGGACCGTGGCGACGATCTTAG